CGCTGCTTGGCGGTAGAACTGGTTGTGTGGCGGCATTCGTGAAAGGGCGGTGGACTCCAGACCTCCCCTCTCCGAGTAAAACCACCAACGAGAACTACTTGTTGGGCAGTGTGCATGGCGGCGCAAGATGTCTTGGTGGCGGCATCACACAGCAGACACTTGACGACGGAAGTGTCGTCAACCACACCTACCTTGTCCTTGATTTACAGGGTGAGTGTGTGTTGGCGTACCCTGAGCTTGTCGCCAAGCTTCGCAAGTACTCTCTGTTCCGAAAGAGAGACGACGGTCTCGTTGGCGCGTTACGTTCGCGCGCTGTCGAGTGGACTAGAGGACGACTTGGTGAGGTCGTCTCAGACGTAGCAGTTGCGGGAGCTGTTGCGTTGGCAATGTTGCCTAGTTCCCACGAGTTGTCATCCAGCAACATCGTGGATCGTGCGATCCGCTTGCCACCCCTACCTGGGCACCTCGATTAGCGAGGCCCAGTCATACGGAAGGGTGTTTGTTATGGCGACTTGACGGAGTTGCTTAGCAGACACACAGGATTTTTGGACCTTTCTTCCGTTGATTGGGACCCTTCACAGTGTGAAGATGGTAGGACCGAGATGAGGACCCTAGGTATGACGGGGCTTCCTGGTACTTTTGTGCCAGCCTGTCATGCCAGGTGCCCGCACAACGAGATCGCCGCTCTACTGAGGCGGTCTCTGGCTCCACTGCCAGTTCAGGCGTTTTCTCCTTTGGGCGGAGACACCCTGAGATGTTTTAGACAACTCAGGGGTTTCGTGAGAAGATACGTGGATGGAACTTGGAGCCACCTGCAGGTTGCGCAGAGTTATAATGGCAGATTACGCAACCGGTACCTGGAGGCGGAACGCAGTTTGAGAGTCGATGGTCCTGTGGAGCCGAGGGACTGGCGAATCGATGCGTTTCTGAAGGTCGAGAAGTTCAATTGCGAGAACAAGTTCGCCAAGCCTAGGTTGATATTCCCCAGATCACCTAGGTACAACTTGGACTTAGCTACTCGACTGAAACCGTTTGAGCATTGGCTGTGGGGAAGACTCACTGCTCAAACGTTCTCCACTGGGGGAATTGGCAGGGTTGTTGCGAAGGGGTTGAATCAGAGGCAGCGAGCCAAC